GGGGTAGCCTTGTCAATACCCCCCTTTGGTATTCGTGTTGCCACGATGGTCGCGTACCCCGCGATGTCCACCCACGAGTCGAGGTGGTTCGGGTCGCCGTTCAAAATGCGGGACGCCTTGCACGCGATCATGTCGAGCGATTCGCGCTGGTGGTACTCCAGCCGGTCCCAGCCCGGGCATTCGCGAAAGAGATCCTTCAGCGTCTGTGCGATCTCGGCTTGGATCGTGTAGTCGCCGTACGCACCCCCGCGCTCGGTAACTATACCGTTTATATCAAGAGATGACTGCGGCATGAGCCAGTCCTCCTTTTTTGTACCGATTCTTGTACCCGCCGGGTGGTGCGTCTTGCAACAAACGCTCAACGATCTCGTCGGGGTCGTACCCTTTAAGCATCCCACGGATCAAGGCCTCGGTCGTGGCCTGTCGTCCGAGCGTCGCGGGACCCATAGCCCCCTCTATACGTCCGGGATTTGCTACCACGTGCGGCTCGGCCAGATTTTTGAGTAGAACGTTCTCGTGCGGGCGTACTTGGCTGAATCGTAGTGGGGACGCTGTCCCCGTGCCGGGGCCGTAGGCACCAGCCAGTTGCGCTTCGCGTGTGAGAAGCGTTCCGATCGTCTGCTCAGGTGTCATCGATAGAAAATCAGGCGTGCGAAGCTCCGACGCCGCATCCATGAATTCGTCGGTCTTGCGATTCGCGACCATGCCCGGACCGCCGAATAGCTTCTTCAGGTAGTAATCCTCGCCGTGCGCGGAGCTGATCGGAGCAGAGAAAAGCTGGCCAGACATCCCGGGCATGTGGCTCATCTCCTCTACTGGCGAAATGAACCGTAAGTCCCCGTGTCCGAGTGAGTGCGACGCCACGTTGCCGAGTCGCCGCGCTTGATTCACATCGGTCAGGTGCGACGCCACGTTGCCGTGACCCTGTGCTCGCATCATGTCGTACGCCAGCGCGTACATCTCTTTGCCTTTCGCTGGCAGACTCTTCCACCACGCGGCACTGGGGTCTCGCATTCCGTACCCTTCGGGCTTGACATCCATCGCGTAAAGCTCGGTCATCACTGGATCGGGCATTGACGGCGTCCGGCGAAGATCGTTAGCGGCGGCTTGTTCCATGAACTTTTGGATACCATACCCTAGGTCTTCTTTACCGGGGCGAGCGCGGCCGTAGGTCCACGTGATATTGGGATATTGGCCCATAGCGTGCGCTTGGTCTATGTCTTTCGGAGCCTTGCTCTCGGGATCAAGCCGAAGCTTGCCGGTTCTAGGCATGAACCCCTTGGCCACCGCGTCTTCATCGGTACTCGACATCGTCGCACGAATCGGCTCGCCGCTGGCGGTCTTGCCAAAGATCCCGGCCTTGTTGTACTGCTCTAGCACTTCAGCCGGGAGCATGCCGGACTGTGCTTGACGCATCCCAAGTGGAATGCGCTGTGCACCCGGGGTGGCGGCAATGGCGCGATGGCCCTTGCCTACCCCTTGCATCAGGTCAGCGAACGACAGGTTCTTGATAGGCGGCATAATATACCTCGTTGCTGATAGCCAGCGTTTGCAGGTGGATGTCGATCGTGTCTTGCATCGGTTTCGAGTATCCCCCTGCTAGATTCCACACTAATGGGACCCGGGCTTCGCGTGCGGCGGTGAAGATGCCACGATCGCGGGCCGCGAGACCCTCCTTGGACAGGTACCCGGCACCATAGGGATCTTGATCCCAAGCGTCAGCACCGGCCTGATACAGTATTATACCCGCCTTCGAGCTTCGAATCAATCCCTTAGCAAACGACTGCCACATGGCGGCGTTCCAATCCGCTTGGATCGGGCGTCCCATGTCCGGGCGGGTGACGTGCGTGACGCGGCCCCGAACCATCAGGTGGTCCAGCACGTCCTCGGTGCCGTCGCCGTAGTGCCCGTCCCCGTCGATGATCAGTACATTCGCCGCGCCGTTCCGGAGTGACTTCATCGCGGTGATCATCAGCCCGTTGAACGTGCAGTAGCCGTACCCGTCCTCGAAGTGGGCGTGGTGGAAGCCCTGAGTCGCGGAGCACGCTACACCGCCGTTCTCCAGCACGTGCTTGGCCGCCGCCCAGTGACCGGCGTTCGAGTAGAGGAGCGAGTTGGTGATCTCGGGATCGATCGTGTTAAACCCGTTGGGGGCGACATTCTTCAGCACGCCACGGACGTATTCGCGGTGATGTGCCTCCTCGAAGTCCACCGCCGTGTACGGCTCGAAGCTCGATCGCACGTCACCCTCTAATTGGTGAATGAACTCGGGGATCTTCGCTACCGAGATGAAGTCGAACGCGACCTCTTGGGCCGGGTGGTAGAATACGGGGGTGCTAGTCATGGTGATGTCCTCTATGGTTTATTGGTGGGAGATCGATTATACCACACGTGGGACAGGTTGTCAAGTCCCCCCTTCTCGTCATCGGGTGACTCGGGCATCTCGGGTCTTTCGCGGGTAGTGAAACGAAATTCACAGTGATTGCAGGTCCGGCGACGGCGAGTGATGCCGTTCGCGTTTTGATACGTAGTAGTGACTCGGGTGTCCTCGCCGCACTTAATACAATTCATTCTTCTACCTCCTCATAAGTCAATTCAAAAATGTCAGGCTTGCATGGGTAAATTTCTCCCTTTACACCTAAAATGATCCAATCATTTTCATTGGCTGTCATGTCGCCTTCTAATGTGGCAATAACAGCAAAACAAGGGGCTGTCCAATCTTGAAATTTACCGGTGTTGTATGTCCTGATGCGGTCTTCACTAACAGCGTTATGAAACCATTCAGGCCAACCAAATCTGCGTGTGTATTGAACAGCTTCAATGATTACGGGCTTCTTGCGAAATTTCATAGCCACCCCCCTGTTATTCCTATATCGTTGCAAACGCGACGAACCGACTCGCGCACGTTTAGTGTCGGGTGCAAACGCTCAGTCTCGTTAACCATGTCGGCGAGGATCGCGCGAAGGCCATCTAGCACTTGCTTGGCGTGTGCCCCCACACCATTATCCTGCAGGAAAAAGATCGCCTCGATTTGGTCCGCGAGCTTGACTATGGCTTCTATATCGGAGCCTTTCACCTGCCGGTACGCCCCCATTGTCTCGCTGTCCACTCGGTCCTCGGCCTTTTCCACGATACCCTTACCCCCTACCGCTTCTAGGTCTCGCTTGAACGGTGTCGGCATGTCCCCGGTACGCACCTCGATTATATCGTGCGCAAGCGACCACTGCAAGAGCTTGAGCTTGCCCGATTCCTGCAACAGACCCTTCCAGCGCATAGCGGCCGCGAGGGATCCCGCAATCACTGCTACTGCGAAAGAGTGCTCAGCTAGCGTCTGCTCGCGTGACGTCTGCACGATGTGCCAGCGACGGACATGGCAAGCGCGGAGCTGTTCGTATACTGTTAAACTCATTCTTCGTCCTCTTCTTTACTCTCTTCGATCAGTTGTAATTTAACGAACTCCAGTGCACCAATGACTGTCGCCATGTACAAAGTGTCGTCGTACTTGTGAATGGTCTGCATTAGGTCATCGATTAATCCATCGACGAGCTTGCCTTGGTTAAAGTTCATCTTTCCTCCAATTGCTTCTGCTGAATATCGAATGCCTCTTTCCACTTCTCATATTTCAGCGCACAAGCCTCGCAGTCGCACCCCCATTCAAAATCGTCGGGGTCTGCTATGCCGCCTTCCATCTTGATTGGTGCTCTGTCGAAGTCGTTCATATTGGTGCGCCTTCGACCCCATTATCATCATCCATTTCTTTCAGCATGTGATTCAGTGCCATCATCTGCTTGCTTTTTTCCATACTTTGTGCATGAAGAAAATTCATCGCTTCTCTCAGAGCCTGAGTAGCCCCATATAGTTCTACTATCTCGTCTTTGATTTCCTGCTTGGTTTTCATGATTTTACTGCCTGTAAACGTCTAATTTGGTCCGCTATCTGGTCACCCGATAGCTCGTCGAACAGCTGGAATTCGTACTTACGAGCGATGTGCTCCAGTGCCCCATTCCAGATCTGTTTTACCGCATTGCGGTTCTCATCGTCCTCGGACCCAAGCACATGGCCGAAGGACTCGTTGTACCAACTGTTGAATTCATCATTTCGGTTCGACATGACGCATAATCCTCGTGTGACTATCCACTGCCCACGTGCGGGTCTCGTTAATATCCATCTTGTCCTCTACCGCCTTATGTACGTCTATACCGTTTTTGTGCGCGACGTCCAGCAGTAGGATCATGATGTCACCCATTTCGAGAGCGGCTTTTGGGTTACGAGCGTACTCGCCCACCTCCTCGTAGAGCTTGAGTAGGATGTCCGCAGTGGTACGCGCCGGAAAGTTCGCGTCTGCCCACTTGGTAATTCTATCCTGAAGTTGTCGCATATCTGCGCCACCACGCTTTTTATACGCGTTGACGGCGCGGACCGCAAGGTCGGCATTCTTATCGCAGTTGGCCATAACGCCACGCAAGTGGTGACGGACTTCGAAAGTCGCGATGGTTGCGCCGTGCGCATCAACAACCTCTGCCGCCCGTTCCGGGTGGACCGCCCATGGGGTGTCATTGATTTCATCCGTGTGTACTGTTGATTCTACCTGTAGCATAAGCCCTCCAAAGTTCTAGAATTCGTGCCATTCGTGCCTCTTGCCCGTACTGGGGCATCGAGTACACGTCTTTATATTCCGGTCCAAGGCCGATCCAACGCACGAACGTGTTCGGCGTGCGCTCGATCGATTCGACGATGTCCTGCACCTCTTCCTCCGTCTTGCAGTAATTGACGAAGTTCAAGAAGATCTCCCGGGCACCATTATACTCTATCGCTTCCCCGATCTGCTTGCGGCTGAATGTGAAAATGCGGCGTGGTAACTTGGTGACGGTGGTAAGCTCCGTCTTTTGCCCGATTTCCTCGAACGTGATCTCCAACTGGTCGTCGTAGCAAGGGCCGGAGTACCCGACTTGAGTGCCGTGTGTGTCGAATCGGTTAGCCACCCGGATCGGGTAAGTGCGGCAAGTGCCGACGACTGTGATGTCGGGGAGGTCCATCACTGTGGGCAGTAGATCGTGTGGAATGCCGCAATCGGCAAGGATTTGCCACAGACTCACGTCACGCGAGGTGGTGTAGGGGTAAAAGCCGTGGTACATCGAGAGTCCGTACCCTTGTGCACCCTCTACCAGTACGTGCTCGGCTTCGCGCAAGCACTGGCGGTACTTGGCTACAGTAGTCACGTATTTCGACAGCCCCTCACAATTCGCGGCTATATTCATGTCGTCCGGGTCGCGTCGGATGCGCTGAATCATCGCGGCACCCACACCTTTTTTGGTCGAACCGATCTTGGTCATCGGCCCGGCTTCTTCTTCGATGTGACGATCTGTCACTACGGCGGCGTGCGGGTGAATCACGATTCGAACGTTCTTGAGCAAGTCCGCGCATGCGGCGATTTCTTCCAGCAGTTGCACGGGATTTCTTCTCCCCAGATCGG